AGATTTCGCGCAGGTATCAGGAGGCGAAGGAACAGGGCGACAGAGAACAGGCGGCAAGGCTTCGGGAGGAGTATCGGCGGATTACGAACAAGGCAAACGGAAAGCTTTTGCAAAGAAAAGCCGCATATATGGCAGGAACCCAAGAACAAAGGGCGAAGTATAACGGAGAAGAAATAACCGTACAGGAGGAAAGCGAATATGGCAGACGACAGGAAGAAGGATATGGAAGAGAGGCCAGCCAAGAATTACGGGGACGACGAGCCGATGCTTCTCGTGAAGAACGCGCTGGGGATGTATATGTCAATCCCATTGAGCAGCATGGAAGCGTTTATGGAGGCGCAGAAGGACCCGGAATATATTCAAGAGTGCGCGGAAGCGATGAAGAGATCAGACGCGGCGATCGATCGGATTATAGCGCGAAGCAAGGCGAAGCGGGCACAGCAGAGCAGGGAACCAGACGAACAATAATCTACCTTAGGAACGGGCAGACGAAACGCCTCAATTTTACGGAATACGAAGGAAACCTGACGCAAAAGATGCGCGGGATCGCAGACGGCAACCAGCAGAAGTATGGGCTTGAAACAGTATTTACAATAGGCAATATTGAAATAGAGGATGCTGGGGAAGCGAACGCGATGATTTATCGGGGAGCGGTATATCTTAACAAAAACCAGGACAATATTGAAAATGCAAACGCGCACGAGCTTTCCCACTATATAATTGGGCGGAACCCGAGGCAGTATGCCCGGTATATCGAAAAGGTAAAAGACAGCACACCAAAAGCAGATTGGGACGAAGTCAAGGCGAGATATTTAAAAGCGTATCGAAAGGCATACGCGGGCGCGAGTTTGGAGGCTTGGGTCGAGCAGGAGATTGCGTGTGATATTCTTTCCGGGATGTGCAAGCTGATACAGGAAGAAGGTGTGGCACAAGCGACGCGGGAATTCCGGGAAGCCACGGAAGCGCCCGAGGCCCCGGCGGTTTATCAGAATTATGAAGACGGGATTCGGTATTACATCGACGAGAAGAGCGGGGGAGGAATCCGCGGGCCGACGGGAGCGGGCAAGGACAGCGGAGTTCGGTTTTTAATTCGATATGACGCAAGGAACAGGCCGTTTGTAGAGGTAGAAAAGGATATTCTTAAGGGGGTTCCCGTAAGACAGTGGGTAAAAACTGTCCAAAACAATCTGCGCAAAAAGTTCCCGGGAGGAGTGCGTATTGGCAGAAACATGATTCATATCAATAAAGCGACGCGTATGGAAATGACCTATTCCAAGTATATGCAGTGGGCATTAAAGAACGACTGGGCAGCATACAGGGACAAGCTCCGCGCGACAGACAACGCGGACGAAATATTGAAAGCATCGAGGAATTATGTGAACGAAGCGCCGCTGCACCCGAGAAAAGACAATATCATGCAATTCGCGCGGGGAAGCGTTCTTCTCCGGATTGGGAAAAAAGACTATGAGGCAAGCGTTATTGTTGGGACAAAGAAAGATGGAACCATGCTTCTTTACGATTTCCTCTATTTAAAACCGACGAGGATCAGCGCATAAGCAAAGAAAAAGGACGCACATACAGACCACTACCGAAGCAGGATCCGTAGAAAAGGTGCGCCCTTTTAGGAAAGGATACCACAGTAGGAACCTTTCGTCAATGCTTAATCTATGCGAAAAAGGGGAAAAAGATACAGAAAATGAGAAAAACCACCCGACAGGTGGTTTTTTTGATGTGCTTTTGCGGCAGATACCGGAATTCAACCGCAGACCGCTTCTTTGCCCGCCCATATCAAAGGAAAGGAAGCGGTTTGTCTTTTTGAGGAAAAGAAAAATAGTATAAATAGCAGGAATCGGGGAGAAAAAAGGCGAAATATATAAGAAAGAGCAAACAACAGTACAGGAGGAACGGGAGCATGGCAGAGGACAAAGAGAAGGATATGCGGGAGATTGTGGATTGGGGAAAAGCGAAGAAGGACGAAAAGATGTTTCTTTGTGTGGAGGACGCGGAAGGGAGAGTATGCCGGGTTCCCGCGAGCGAAATGCAGGCGTTTATCAAGGCGCAGGCGGACGCGGGATATGTGCAGGAAAGCATAGAGCTGGAAAAGCAGATGAACGAAGCGATTGCCCAGGTCACAGCAAGCAAGAAAGAATGGGAGAAGAGAAGGAACCAGGAGGAATTGAAAAGAATTGCTTCCCGGTATACGCGCTTTAATTAAAGAGGGCGCGGAAACAGGATAAAATTACGGGCGCTTGGAAATAAGCGCCTTTTTTTGTTAAATGCGGCCAGTATGCTTTTCCGGGCGGCAAAAGATTAAGCTGCGCCCGGCCGAGAGCAGCTTTTTTGGCGACTGTCCTGTTTTGCGGGGGAGGGTTCAGGCTTTGGAAAGAAGGAAGGGGGTCTTGCGACGAGGAGAAAATCGAAGGATGGATGGAATTGTATAAGGAAAAGAGATAGAAAAAAGCCCCGCCCGAAAGGACGGGGTTTTTCAGTTGTTTCGCAATTAGTGGGGAGAAAAAACAGGAAAGTCCTGCTACCATGAAAGCAAAAAAACGGAGGCAGAGACATGCAGCCAGTGAATTATCATATCCGCCTTGATGTGGGGAAACCGGGGAGCCAGGCAGGAATAGCGGTTCGGCGCGGGGACACGAAATCGAGGCAGGTCACTATTTTTTTATACAATGGTTCGGTTCCATTGGAGCTGAATTCCGACATGAACGTGATTCTTACCGCAAAAAAAGCGGACGGAACGATCGTCTATACGGACTGCGCGGTAAGCGGAAACGCGGTTACAAAGCTTATTCCGGCGCAGATGACAGCGGCGGCAGGGACAGTTCGGTGCGAGCTTGGCATATATGACAGTGGAAACCAGCTGTTGTACAGCCCGGAGTTTGACGTTTTTGTAGAAGACGCGCTTTTAAGCGAACAGGACATTGTTTCGACGGACGAGTTTTCCGCGCTGGGCGCGGCAATGGCGCAGGCGAACGAATACAAAAAGAAATGGTCCAACCCGACCGCTTCCGCGCAGGACGGCGAAGAAGCGGCAGCGGATGTTTCACTTGGAGCAGACAGCGTGAATTTTGCGTTTACGCTTCCCGCAGGGCCAAAAGGAGACACGGGGCGCGGGATAGCGGGAGTCGAGCGGACGAGCGGGACCGGAGCGCCGGGGATGCTTGACACGTATACGATTACGTATACGGACGGAACAACGGACAGTTTTCAGATTCGCAATGGAGAAGACGGGCGCGGGATAACGAGCGTTGCGCGGACGGCGGGGACCGGAGCACCGGGGACGCTTGACACGTATACGATTACGTATACGGACGGAACAACGGGCAGTTTTCAGATTCGCAACGGAGAAGACGGGCGCGGGATAGCGGGAGTCGAGCGGACGAGCGGGACCGGAGCGCCGGGAAGCTATGACACGTATACCATTTCTTTTACAGACGGAACAACAAGCAGTTTCCGAACATACAATGGTGCAAACGGGACTGGATCAGGGGATATGATGACAACGGTATACGACCCAAACAATATTGGATCGGATATTTTTGCGTATGCGGACAGCATAGAGGAACAGATCCCCGCGCCGTCTTCCGCTTTGCCGGAGATGGACGGGACGGCGGAAGCGGGAACACAGGACAGTTATGCCCGGGCGGACCATGTACACCCGGCAGACACGTCCCGCGTACCTGTGGAGCGCAAGGTAAACGGGAAAGCGCTGTCGACGGATGTCACATTATCGGCGGCGGACGTGGGCGGCGTACCAAACACGAGGAAGGTAAACGGGAAAGCGCTATCGACGGATATCACATTGTCGGCTGGGGACGTGGGCGCGGCGTCAAGCGCGGCTTTGGGCAGCTATGAAATCTTAACGCCGGGGATAGAGCTGAGCGCGGGAGCGAATCTGAATACACTCAAGACCCCGGGAGTGTATCGTTCGCCTACAGCGGATATATCGAAAAGTATATTGAATGCGCCGTATACGGACGGCGGGTTTAAGCTGATTGTGGAAAACACGGGAAACGGAAACGTATTGCGGCAGATTGTGCACGCAAACAGCAGCGCGCCACCGCGTACGTATGAGCGAGCGATTACTTCGAGCGGTGGGAGCTGGGGAGACTGGTACGGCAGGCAGGGAGAAGAAGAAATCTGGACTAAAGGTAACGATCCGGCTTGGTCGAGCGGAGAGATCACCGTACCTAAGTTGAGTTGGTATACGGTATACCGGGTGGCAATGGAAGGAGAGGGGACGTGTATGCTGGCGTTCCGGTGGGGGAACCATTTTCGGGGCCACGGCGGATATTATTCGGGGAACAATTATTTGACCTATCAGATTGGCGCGAGTATATCCGGGAACAAATTGACAATGGTAGGGTGTACGCAGATTACGCACACGGCATCAGGGAGCCACAGCACGGCGATTGCGAAGGCAGTAGAAAAAATATACGGGATTGTATAGGAGGAAAGGAAATGCAGATACAGGTAGACGAGCAGGGACGGATCCTTGGATATGCAACGGTCGGCGGGTTTGAAGGCGGACTGGAGATAGACGCGGGGGAAGAGATATTTGAAGAGTTCGCGCCGGGCATGTATGTATGGCAGGACGGGGCGATTGCGTTAAACCCGGACTATGCGCCGGAGGAAGAGGCGGAGCTGGAGCGGGACCCGGTCGAAATCCTGAGCGAGACAGTGGATATGCTTGTCATAAGCGCGCTTGGAGGTGAGCAAGATGTTTGAGACATTACAGCGGCTTTACTGGGGCGGAAAGATCACAGAGAAGGAGCTTGCGCGTGCGGCAGAGCGGGGATGGATTACCCAGGAGCAGAAGGAAGAGATTATGAGCGTTTAGAGGGCAGCGGAGGAAAAGAAATGAACAACTTACAGTTAATAGAAGAAGTAAAAAAGATGGCAGGATACGGCGGGGCCGTAGAGAAGAAAGACGGGAAGATCACGTATTACAAGGGGCGGTTCGGGTATGTTCTTTCCGGACAGGGGGAGACGTATACGCTGGAGCTTGCGCAGAAGTGGGGAGAGACAAAGCGGGCAGGGAAGAGCCTTCGTTACTTTGTCAAGGACTGTGCGCGCTGGTTTGGAAGAAAGGTTGTGGACTGTTCGGGCATGATTGTGGAAGCGGTTCGGGTTTATGAGCCGGGATATGGGGACCGGACGGCGAACACGTTCCGGGGACAGTTTACAAAGAGAGGGAAGATCGCGGATATGCCAGACACTCCGGGAATTGCAGTATGGAAAAGCAGGCACATTGGAATCTATATTGGCAACGGAAAGGTGATCGAGGCGCGGGGGGTAGGCTATGGTGTCGTGGAATCCACGCTTGACAGCCAGAATTGGAAAGAATGGGGGCAGATCAGCGGGATTACTTACGGAGAAGCCAAGCCCGAGATAGAGACTTTCGGAACCTGCACAAAGGCGGAGGCAAACGTATACAGCGAAGCAAAGAACACGTCGAAGGTGGTTGGAAAGATGCCGCTGGGGGCGAAGATCGAGATCATCAGGACGTGGGTGAATCCGACATGGCATAAGATTTGGTACAACGGCAAGGAAGCGTATATGTGGAACGGATATGTGGAACTTCCGGCAGCCGCGTGGGAAGTAAAGCGGCTTTTGAAGAAGAAGAGCCCGAATATGAAGGGGGAAGATGTGAGGAACCTGCAAAAGGCGCTTGACCGGAAAGGATATGCCGTGGGGACACTTGACGGTATCTTTGGGACGCGGACGCAGGAAGCGGTGAAGGCGTTTCAGAGAGCGAAAAAACTGAGTGTGGACGGAATCGCGGGCAAGGACACGGTGACAGCGCTCGGCGGGAAATGGAGAGGATAAATGGAGATTCGCGTAAAAGGCGGGGAGCTTCCGGAAGAAGAGATCCGGGCGTATGTGGAATATGTGAAGGAGAAAAACCCGGGGCGGGAGATCGAAACTCTTACGCTTGCGCCTGACGGGGAAATGGTGGATTTGGAATACCGGCTTTGCGGCGTGCCGTTCGAGCGGATTCGGCGGATTACGGGGTATCTTGTGGGGACGCTTGAGCGGTGGAACGACGCGAAGCGCGCGGAGGAGCGCGACAGGGTGAAACACGCATAAGGAGGAGAAAGAATGAACTGGAAACTGAGACTCAAGAACAAAACGACACTGATTACGCTTTTAACGGCACTGACCGCGCTCGTGTATCAGGTATTGGGCGCGTTTGGGGTTGTGCCGGGCGTGTCGGAGGAAGGCGTTGTGAACGCGGTTGGGATCGTGGTCAACGTGCTGTGCATGCTTGGGATTGTGGTTGACCCGACGACTGCCGGGGTTACGGACAGCGCGCGGGCGATGGAATATGACGCGCCCGGGGAGGACGAAGAATGGACATCAAACAGTTAACCGAAAGGATTGTGGAGCACGAAGCGCGGCTCGCGGCGCACGACGAGGAACTCAAAACGCTGTTCAACCAGCAGAAGGCGATAGAGGAATTGACGCGGACGAATGGAGAGCTGATCTCGAAAGTAGGAGAAATGTCGGGGACGCTCGCAAGCGTGGACAAGCGTTTGGACGAGATCGAAAACGATGGCAGGCAAAAGCGGTTTGCCGTATGGCAGATCGCCGCGTCCGCGCTTCTTGGCGGGGGGATTACGTATCTTGTGACGCTGGCTTTGGGGGGCTGATCAGCCTCCCCTTTTTTGTGTATGGGGGAGAGATGGGCTGTGTGGTAAATTCGTGTTGCATTTCGTGTTGCATATGGGTTGAATATGCAACACGAAAAGACGGTTTTCAAAACAGATATCTATAATTTTACAGGGAAAAAACCGCATAAATAAGGGAAAAATGAAAAATTGTCTGAAATAGGAGTTTTGCTGGAAAGGGCGAAAAACGGGTTCAATTCCTGTCACCCAGACCAGTAAACCCGCCGGGATTAGGCGGGTTTTTTATTTTTGTGTTGCATTTTGTGTTGCATGTTGGGTATTTTTTTTAGTTGGATCAAGAGGGACGGAGCAGTATAAATGTTGGAAGTGGCTGTTGGCGAGGTTGGTAAATTGTTTTTCTTTATCCGACATGGTATGCTGATAGATTTTTTTGAGCGTAGATTCTGACTGCCATCCGCCGCGCGCGACGATATATTTATCTGGAACGCCAAGCGCGTGGAGGATAGAAGCCTGGTAATGCCGCAGGTCATGGAAACGGAAATGTGGAATGCCAAGCCGCCTGAGTTCTTTAGAGAAGGTTTTGGTAATATAATCCGGCGTTACGTCTGCGACCAGCCCGGAGCCTGAGCCGATTTTGCCGGTCAGAAAAGCGGGAAGCACGACTGTGCGTGTGCTGGCGATGCGTTTGGTTCCCTTAATCACCCAGTTTTTATTTTCATCCTTTACCATGGCCTTGTTGACGCGGATTGTATTTCCTTCCACATCTTCATAGGTGAGGGCGCAGACCTCGCTCCGGCGGAGCGAACCAAAAGCCGCAAGAAGTACGGGGATTTCGATTTTGGAGCCTTGGATTCCCTGCACGAGCTTTTGGATTTCCAGATCAGTAGGGACGTGTATTTCGGTTTTTCTGGGTTCTGGAAGGCGCGTTGTCAGCTTAAAATCAGGAAGGAACATCGCAAGCGTGGCGGAAAGAAGGCCGTGGATATTGCGCACAGTTTTGGGCGAATGAGAAGCGGCTTCCTGATTGATGGCAGCCTGAATCATGCTGGGATTTAAATTTTTGAGGGGAACCGGCATGAGCGGCGCCAAATCATGCGCCCGCGACCGTCTATATTCCCGGATGGTAGCAGGGGAGAGGACATTGGTTTTGCTTTCAATATACTGGTCGATCGCTTCGCCAACAGTAAAATGACTGGCCTTGGAAGCGCGTTTTTTATCAAGAGCAAATTTGGCGGCCTGATATTCCGCTTCTTTTTTGGTTTCGGCGGTAAAGGATTCGTAACGCCGGACTTTTTTTATGCCCCCGTCTTGTTGCGGGATAAATTCGGTATGGCTGTATACGAGCGCCCGCCAGGCGCCGCTTGGTAATTTTTTTGCCGTTGCCATGTTTTTTGACTTCCTTTTTTAATCGAGACGCCGGATGGAAAGCGGAGCAAAGGATTCCACCATGTAAGACCCATGCCGGTAATTGTAGCCATGCTTATCTTGATACTGCTTTAGTGTGCTGCAGATATACTGCGTATCCAGTTCCAGCGCTTCGGAGAAATCCTCCAGCGTGCGGGCGCCGTATTCATACAGTTCGATAACCGTATCAATCGGGAGGCACTGCTCCGCTGTTTTCTGTTCCGCAAGCCGCTCGAATTTATCCTGTATGAGCTTGGGGGCTTCCGCCAAATGGTAGGGACAAGTAAGGACATGAAAATATTCATGCCAGGTAGTGCTGTTGTCCTTATAAGTATGTTTTAGCTTTTGGTCTATTATGATATTGCCTTCCAAGGTCATTCCATTGATGTTATCGATAAAATCACAATAGTATTTTTTGATGCCGCTGTCATATAATACCTGATCTATGATATCGCGCAACATTTTTTTACCTCTTATCTGTTTTTTTAGGCAGGATTTTAATCAATTCCAATATTTGCTGTTTGCCTTCGTCGGTTAAAGCGTCGTAGCCTTCGTCAGCGGAAAGGGCGAATTGCCTGATATTTTTCCAATCTTCTTCGCCAGAGGGCGCATCTGTGCGGCCAAGAAGGTAATCCACTGTAACGCCCAGCTCATCGGCAAGAGCGGATAGCGTTTTGTTGTCCGGCTGGCTGTCCCCGGTTTCCCACATTGCGACAGTGCTTCGGGAAACACCGATGCGTTTGGATAATTTTTCCTGTGTATAGCCTTTTGTTTTTCGTGCAGTTTTTAAGTTTTCCATAGTAGCATATCCTCCTGCAGGTTCATTATATGTCATTTAAATTGACAATTCAATGGATTTTAAAAAATATATGTCAAATATATTGACGTAGGGGAGAGGGCGTGCTATCATAATGTCAACGATATTGACAAGGCGGTGAAAAAATGTCAAGGATAAAAGAGTTTCGGGAAAAGGCAGGGATGACACAGTTTGGATTGGCGCGGATTGCCGGCGTAAAGAGATCGACAGTGGCCATGTGGGAGACAGGGAGAAACATGCCGCACGCATCCAAGCTCCCGATTCTCGCTGAAAGCCTGAATTGTACGGTGGACGAGCTGCTTTCAAAATCTGCAGGAGGGAAGCAGGGATAAGAAAAGGAAGATTCCCTGTGGAGGGTACAGGCAGAGCATGGAACGTGAGCGGAGCCGGGAGCGTGGGGGAAGCGTGGAACGTGAGGGAGAGCCGGGAGCGCGGGGGAAGCGTGGAACGTGAGCGGAGCGGGAAGCGCAGGAGAAGAGCGGAGAGTACAGGCAGAGCATGGAGCATGAGCAGAGCGTGAGGGAGAGCATGGAGCCGAGCGGAGCCGGGAGCGCGGGGGAAGCGTGGAACGTGAGCGGAGCCGGGAAGCGCGGGAGGAGAGCCGGGAGCGTAAGCAGAGCCGGGAGCGTGAACAGAGAGGCAGAGAGGGCCTCTTGTGGGGAGCGCGAGAGGAGCAGATATTTTTACTGACAAACCAGAACGAAACACATAAAAAACAGACGGGCAGTCAATAAAAGCAGACAAAAAAGCATAAGGGAGGAAAAAGAAATGCCAAAATTAAAGCCAAACAAAGCGGAGTGCGCACAGCGGATATTTTGCGGAAAGGTGGCGGCAGCGCAGGCCATGTACAGCATATCGAGAAGCGATCTTGCCACCCTTGTCGGGCGGAGCGAAAGCACCGTTTCTGGAAGAAAAGCGCGACTTGAAAAGATGTCTTTTGACGAGCTGGTTCGATGGGCAAGGGCGCTTCACCTTTCGCCGGAGGATTTGGCGGAGATCTTTCGGGCCGCGATATGAACCGGGCGCAGCGGCCCGGGCGATGGACACTGGACGGAAAAGAGGGGAGAAGTATGGAGAGCAGGAGAGTTCTTGGCGGGATATTTGAAGTGACACGGGAAGGGCAGGTATACCGGATTCGGGACGGGGTTCGCAGGGCCGCGAAACAGACGGGCGTTGGCAGGGACAAGAAGTATAAAATTGTTACCTGGTACAAAAACGGAAAGCAAAGACACGAATATGTACACCGGCTTATAGCGGCGGCATTTTGCCCAAACCCGGAGGACAAGCCGATTATCAACCACATTGACGGCAACCCGGAAAACAACCGCGCGGAGAACCTTGAATGGTGTACGTATTCGGAAAACATTCAGCACGCATATCGGATTGGATTAAAAGACCCGTATAAAAACGCGGTTCCCTGCAGAAGATGCGGCAGGCTTACGCGTGCGGCGAACGGGATTTGCCCGCAGTGCAGGAGAGCGGCGAGAACAGAAGCCGGGCGGGCGGAGCGGGCCGCGCGGATGAGAAAAGAGGTGGAGGAGATTGATTTTTTGCGGGCCACGCGGGCAGAGGCGGAAGCAGCGGCACTTCGGGCGCAGGGCATGACCTATGAACAGATTGCGCACAAGCTGGGCATAACCCGGCAAGGCGCGTGGGGGAAAGTTTCGCGCGCGAGGAACAGGAGCCGGACGCCAAGGAAGCCGCCCAAGGCAGTGATAACGAAGATAGAGACGCTTGAACGGCAGCGGGAAAGGAAGGAGGCAAAGCTGCGTCTTTTAAAAGAGGAGACCAGGAGCATTGGGAAGGAAATCGAGCGGATTGACGCGGCGGCAAAAGAATTGAGCAATTGGCCGTGGAAAGGAAAGGCCGGACAGGGAGATTGGCGGGAATGCCAAACAACAGATATTCAGCAAACGTAATTTGTCCATTTTACAGGAACGAGACCAAAACAACGATTACATGCGAAAGCCCAATCAGGGGAACAGGGCTTATGCTTCGGTTTTGCGGAAAGGAATGGAAGGAGCAGCACCAGAAACGTGTTTGCTGCACCTTTTGTTACGAGGCGGCTTGCCCGGTTGCGGGGCTGCTGTTAAAAAAATATAAAGAGCAGGAGGAAAGCGGGAAATGAGGATCCATTCAATCACAATGACTTTAGAGGGTATGGGAGCAGAGGAGTTTTACAAGATGGTAGAAAACGGGGCGAGGTATGAATACCTTGCGGACGGGCTTGTGCGGATCTGGGCGGAAGGAGTGAGCGCAGGATGAAGGAAATACCGTGGATTGAAAACTACTCGGAGGACGACGGAATCCGGGAAGGGACGGAGGAGACGTGCGACATATGCGGAGAGTTGATCTATGCCGGAGGATACCGCGCAGGCGACGGAGCGGGCAAGTATGCGCACGAAAAATGTCTTTTTGATAAGACGTGGGTAGAAATTGTGGAATGGTTCGGAGGAGAGCTTCGATATATCCATTGAAGGAGGAGAAGGAAATGCAGATGGACGGGGAAAAAGTAATCGAGCGGATGAGCAACAGGAGCATGACAGTGCGGGAGCTTTCAGAGCAGACGGGAATCGCAAGAAGCACAATATCGAGAGTGCGGGCGGGGGGAAAATGCCACAGATACACGGCAGAGACAATCGCGCAGGCCCTGGGAGCCGAGGCAAAGGATTTCCAAAAAACCCGGTAAGGAGGGGGAGGAAAATGTTAAAGCCATATGGAGAACTTCGCAAGATAGACGTTGCGCCGTATTGCAGCAGGAAAAAGGTAAAAGACGAGAACGGAAAAGAGAAGGAGGCGCTGTATTTAAACTGGGCGAAGTGCATTGACCTTTTGTATGAAAATGGGGCGGAGAAGGTATCGTTTGAGCCAATCAGGAACGAAGACGGGACGTTTCTTTTTCCGCAGAAGGAGACAGAGGACAAGAAAGGGCAGAAGGGGCAGAGCTATTTTATCGCAGTCAACATCTGCATAGACGACAAGGTTTACCGCATGGATGCGCCGCTTATGATGGGCAATATTCCAGTAAAGGACGCGACGCTCAACCAGCTCCGCATCAATACAGCGCACCAGCGGGCGTTTGTCAAGGGAGTGGCGATTTATACAGGGCTTGGCCTTGGGCTATGGGCGGATGGAGACCTGGACGAAGAGACTGCGCCGAGGGAAATGGACGCGGAGATACACGACATATTTGCAATCAAAAGGCGGGTAGAAGAAAAGATCACCGCGGCGATGAAGCGGGGACTGGAGAAGAAGGACATTTGTGCAAGGCTGAGGATGAACGAGAAGCAGATGCAAGGGTATCTGGATTCTTACGCGCGGCTCAACACCTTTGAACGGGCGCTGGAGCAGCTATGATTTCGTCGCAGGACAGAAGCGGATGGATTGGCGCGTCGGACACGCGGTATGTGATGGGGAGCTGGAACACGAAGACCTTTGAGAGGTGGTGGCTGGAAAAATTGGGGCTTAGGACGAGCCATTACCAAAACACGGCGATGATGGCAGGGACGCATTACGAACACCCGATTTTGGACGCGCTTGGCATTGTGAAACGGGACAGGCAGATCAGAATCCACAGATACCGGCTTCGGGTGAACCTTGACGGGGAGGACGCGGACACGGTTTACGAGGTGAAGACGCACAAGGGGGAATTTAAGCTTCACAAAGGATACTGGCAGCAATGCCAGGCGGAAATGTTTGCGAGCGGGAAGAAGTGCGTTTTGATCGCGTATCAGATGAAGCAGGCGGATTACCGGAATTTTTTTAACCCAATCGATGTTTCGCGGATCAGGGCATATCCCATTGCGTATGACGGGGCGTTTATTGCCGGATATCTGGAGCGTATGAAGGTTTTAAAACAATGTCTGAAAGAGGGGAGGATGCCGGATGGAACTCCAGTTTGACCGGGCGAAATGGACAGCGGACGGGGAGGGGACATGGCTTTGTATCCGCGCATGTGAGGACAGGCGCAAGGTGATAGAGGCAGCGGCGAAGATCAGGGACCGAAAGTATGTGGCGAAGATCACAGAGTACCGAAAGAGACGGTCGCTTGACGCGAACGCGTATTGCTGGGCGTTGATTGGAAAGATTGCGGATAGTTTGCGGACAGGCAAGGACGAAGCATATTTGGAGGTGCTCAGACGATACGGGCAAAGAGAAATTGTATCTGTACAGGAAGGAATCAACCCGAAAGGATATTTCAAATATTACGACGTGGAAGGGTATGGAGAGGTGAAGGGAAAAAAGTTTGTTCATTACAGGGTATATAAAGGGTCGAGCGAGTATGACAGCCGGGAAATGGCGATTTTGATAGACGGAATTATCAGCGAGGCAAAAGAAATGGGCATTGAAACAGCAACACCGGAGGAGCTTGCGAGGATGAAACGGGAATGGGAATGAAGACGAGACGGGCGAAGGCGTGCGACATACCGCAAAAAGTAAAAGAAGCAGTGTGGGACAGAGACAATGGATGCTGTATTGTATGCGGAAGCCCGCGGGCAATGCCAAACGCGCACTACATCAGCCGGGCGCATGGCGGGCTTGGGACGCGGGAGAACATAGTTACGCTGTGCCAGGCATGCCACAACAGGTATGACAACGGGACAGGCGCGGAGAGGGAAGCAATCGCGGGAATCATCCGGGAGTATCTTTTAAAAAAGTACCCGGGATGGAAGGAAGCGGATTTGATATACAGAAAGGAAAACTCCAATGGCAAATAAAAAGAACAGCTTTATCCTGTATTTCGATCAGGCAGAAATGCTTGAGGCATTGTCGGACGAGCAGAGAGGACGCGTTTTTTCGGCAGTCTTTCAATATGCGGAATCGGGGAAAGTATCCGAGCTGAACCAGGCGGAGAACATTGCGTTTATCGCGATCAAACAGTCGATAGACCGGGACAGCAAAAAATATGACGAAAAATGCAGGAAAAACGCAAGGAACGCGGAAATGCGCTGGGAAAAAGAAGATGCGAACGAATGCGAACGCATAAAAGAAGATGCGAAACATGCCGATAGTGACAGTGATAGTGATAGTGATAAAGAAAACCCCCCTAAATCCCCCCAGGGGGAAAAGCGGGCGGAAACCAATGCTGTGAATGAGCGGTTTGAATCTTTTTGGGAGGCATACCCGAGGAAAGCGGGAAAGGCAGCGGCGAAGAAAGCGTTTTTGAAGCAAAAGCCGGGGGACGCTTTGATTGCCGCCATGCTTGGAGCCATAGAAGCACAAAAGCGGTCAGAGCAATGGACGCGGGACGGGGGGCAGTATATCCCGTATCCGGCGACGTGGCTGAACGGGGAAAGATGGAACGACGAACTTCCGCAGGCGAGAGGAAAGCCGGAAAACCCGGCGCTTGATTATGGGCAAAGGGTGTATACGGAGGAGGAGCTTGCGGCGCGGATTTATGACCCGACAGAGGAAATGGAAGGATGAAAAAATATCTCATGGAAAGCAAAGCGGAGGGGCAGGAGAGGAAAAGCGAGGGGAACGCAAAGGCACGACCGTGCCCGGAGGAAATGGAAGGATGAAAAAATATCCCATGGGAAGCAAAGCGGAGGGGCAGGAGAGGAAAAGCGAGGGGAACGCAAAGGCACGACCGTGCCCGGAGGAGAGATAGGCGGGGAAAATTCGCCATGAGATATTCAGACGTAAGGCAGGCATGACAGGGAAATATCTCATGGAGATATTTTTAAAGGACACGACTGTGTCCGGAGGAGATAGGAAGAAAAGGCGCGACCGCGGCCGGAAACACGCGAAGGCGTGCAGCCGCGCCCGGAGGAAATGGAAGGATGAAATACACGATTGAGGGAGTGCCGCCGAGCCTGAACCGGTTTGCGGGGCGGTTCAATTCATGGGAATACCGGGAGGAAAAAAAGCTTTGGAAAGAGCGGGTTGCGTGGAGCTGCCGCCCAGCGCCGGGCCGTGCGACCAAGCGGGCGAAAGTTACGATTACGTATTTTTTCCCGGATGGAAGGAGACGTGATCCGGACAATTACTGCGGGAAGATGATTCTTGACGGGCTGACGGCAGTTGGGATTCTTACGGATGATGATTTTTCGCACATAGAACTGACGATACGGCGCGGAGGAGTGGACAGGGAGAATCCGCGGACAGAGATCGAGATTGAGGAGGCATAGAAGGGAAATGGAATTAAGAGACGCGGTAAGGCACCCGGCGCATTACACGGCTGGGAAGATCGAGTGCATGGAAGCGCAGTTGGCCATGCTGGAGGGGTATGAGAGCGCGAGAGAAGGGAAACTTGCGGCGGACGTGATGAAATATCTTTGGAGAGCGCCACTTAAGGGAGAGAAGATACAGGACTATGAAAAGGCGATGTATTACATGGAAAGACTGCTCAGGGAAGCGAGAGAGGTGGAGCAATGAACAGGTGTGTATTGATTGGGAGGCTGACAAAAGAGCCGGAAGCGCGGGTGACGAAGGACGGGACAGCGATAACGACATTTACGCTTGCAGTACCGCGGCGGTTTAAGAAAGAGGAGACGGATTATCTGAACGTTGTGACGTGGCGGGCATTGGCGGAGAACTGCGCGAAGTATCTTGTAAAAGGGCGCAGAGCTGCGGTTTGCGGAGAGATCAGGACACGGAGCTATGAGGCGCAGGACGGGACGAAACGGCATGTAACCGAGATCATGGCGGACGAGGTAGAGTTTTTGGACAGACCGGGCGGAGCGAAGGCAGGGCAGGAAGATGGGTTTGCCGAGATTATGGAGGAGGAAGATTTGCCGTTTTAAGAGCGGTTGAGCAGGGAATAGGATGAAAGATTGATACGGCGCTGTTTCCTGGATTTTAACAATCCAGGAAACAGTGCTTTTCTAATTTCAATATTGGCGATATACTGAAAACAGGTATTGGCTGTTGAGAAAGATAAAATAGTTTCTTATTCAGGAGACAATATTGCGCATATTGCCCCAAACGTTTTTAAAGACTGCACATTTGCCCGTTGACTTCTGATGTATAAAGATAAAAAGGAATGGGGAGCTATCCGCGTTGTGAAGGGAGATCCGCCGGAAGCCCGGGTTTTTGGAGGGGTTTCATACAGATACCGCAAATAAAATCTATTCAGTGAACTGGTACAGAATCAACTTGAGATAAAAGGGAAAAAGATGAGCAAAGAAGAAAAGGAAGAAAACCGCTGTTCCAAAGCTGAACATACAGGAATTAGGGGAATCCAGGGACGGCGGACAGATTGCATTAAGAGGATACTCCTATCAATTGCTGTATTCATGCTATCTCAGCCGTTCAAACGCAAGCGGAAATGCTTCTTTTCAGCTTGAAGGAATGGAAGATTGTATTAAACAGAAAGAAATAGATATTTGAATAAAAAAACGAATAGGAAAACAGGATTGAGATACTTGGGGGAACGCGGATGGATACGATTTTAGAGCGAATTTTTATGGGATTAAACAGCGGGATTGGTTTTGTGGGGTCGGCAATCACAATATATAATCATTTTAAGCATAAAAATGATACACATATGAGAGAAATATTTACAGCCATGCGCAATAAATCAGGGGAGGCATACCGTTTATACTGTGAAAACCGGGAATACAGGAAACATGATATAGGCATACCGCTGGAGGAAGATATTCTTGGATATTGGGAATCGTGCCTGAAGCGCGATGTTTTGCCGAGCGCTGATGATATGGTTTCTTGCAGAATTGCGGGAAAAGAGGAAGCGGAAATCATGCTGGCATATTTGTTGCAGGCGTGGATGGAGGTTCCGGATTTTGTAAGCTGGATACATGGTATATTAACCAACAACAAGCTGGATAAGCTGTCGGGGGCATTGGCAGGCCTTCAAAAAAACATGGAAGGCATTTCAAAATTGGCAAATGAGTTCAAGCGCCAAAATATTAGCAATCAGGCATTTTGTATTTCTCCGGGCCGCATCGCAGATGCAAAATATTCCTGTACTGATTTGGACAGAAAGCGTTATTATATGGTAGATAACCGATTTATGACAATGTTTAAAGTAATCAGCGCAGGACATGATATTCCGCACAGGGAGGCCAGGCAAAAGATAGCAAGCTTGGCCGGGAAAGGCCGCCCCATTATTATTACCGGAAACGGCGGATTAGGGAAGACAAGCCTGATGATGCATGCCGCGGTGCAATGGGCTTCTCGCGGAAAGGTTGCGGCATGGCTGTCTTTGTCAGGCGAAGACGTGATTACACAACGCAAAGCGGCGGCTTTTTTAAATGGTTTTACCGCGGCAATACCTGCCGGGCAAAAGGGGCTGCTGTGTATTGATAATCCTTATGAGGGAAGAGTTTCTTTCTCAAATTTGCGAAAAATGTGGCCGGATAATGGCAGGATTCAGCTTATGATGGCAGAGAGGGCAAACAGGCTTGCTCTGCTTGCTGATCCGGACCAGGACTACCTGCTGTATTGGTTTGACGGTGCCCACGTGATTTTTTTGCAGGGGTTAAAGCAATCCAGGCAGACATTTGGCTTAAAGGATTATAAATCTTATCCATTTCCCGAAACACAGGAGAGAAGGAAAAAAATATTGGAAAAGAGCCTCCTTTTTCTTGTGAAAGATGGAATCGTAGAAGAAAGGGACAGACAAGGCAGCGTACAAATGATCTTGCATAAATACGGCAAGCCCGCGGTTAGCCTGGTTGAACTGGTTTACCGTACGCTCTTTGAATTCAAGAAAAAGGCATCAAAGCCAGAGGACGTCAAATTGGATTGGGAGGAATGGGGAAGCTTGATAGAAAGCGAATTTGGAACAAGCGCGGCCTATACGCGTAAAGAACTGTATGGCGTGATTGCTGCGCTGAAAGTGTTGAATACGCCGATTACCATTTCACTTTTTTGCAGATATTTTGACATAAAAGAGCGCAAGCTCAGGCGCTGTTTAGAGGAAAGGCTTATGGCCCGCCACAGCGAACCCATCATTTATAGCGGAAATACTTTACAGCCAAAGCATGATGTGATTGCGGAATTGTTTTTCCTGTTCCATGAGAAAACAGTTTCCATTAATTCCCTTGTGCTGAACTTGCTGGAGTGTATGGAGGCGGGGGAAATTGAAACGCTTTTAGCAAATATGGTAATGAAACGGGAGCTTCAAAAAGGGAAAAAATATCATGTGGGGCGGATTTGCTACCGGGACTACATGGATAAAATATATGACCGTGTGGCAAAGCATGAATGCAGCCTTTCAGAAACAGGGCGGGCATATTTGTGCCTGGGATATCTTTGGGCCAGATATCAGGACAGTTCGTCCGCAGGCCGTGGTTCGCTGAATGACATCTTAAATAAAATTGCGCCGCAAATAGATGGATCCCCGCTTATGGCAAGGCTTTATACAGAGTGGGGAATTTGGGCGCGGAATTCAGGCGACAATGCGCTGGCTGAGGAAAAATACAGAATTGTTGTAGAAAATTATTCAGAACAGTTGCCCGCGCGGACAGAGCTGGGGAAGCTGTTGTCCAAGCAAAGGGGGAGGGAAAGCGAAGCAGAGGCGGTTTTGCGGGAAGCGATCGGGATTGATCCGAAAAATCTTCCCCCCCGAACAGAACTGGGGAAGCTGCTGTCCAAGCAAAGGGGGAGGGAAAGCGAAGCAGAGGCGGTTTTGCGGGAAGCGATGCAAATCGAGCCAAAGCATATCCAATCGCGGACAGAGCTGGGGAAGCTGTTGTCCAAGCAAAGAGGGAGGGAAAACGAAGCAGAGGTAGTTTTGCGGGAAGCGATGCAAATCGAGCCAAAGCATATCCAATCGCGGACAGAGCTGGGGAAGCTGCTGTCCGAACAAAAGGGGAGAGAAAGCGAAGCAGAGGCGGTTTTGCGGGAGGTTATAGAAATAGATTCGAAGAATCTTCAATCGCGGACAGTGCTTGCAAAATTATACGAAGGCCACAGCAGGCAAAAGGAAGCTTTAAGATTATATCAAGAGGTCTGTCAATACAACCCGGGCGATTCTTATGGAGAGAGGGGGATTGCGCGGTTAAAGGAATATGGGGAGGATTAGCGAATACAGCAAAAAGATTGTTTTGACCGCGGGCTTGGCATACGAGTTTTGAATTATGGGAAAGGAAAGGTTTTTGCAAAACAGGGAATGCTTTGGGAAGACAAAAAGGAAAGGGCCAACAGGGCGTTCAAAAAACGAAAAGACAGCGGTTTTGCAGACCGCCGCGCATAAGAGGAGCCGGTTTTTGCCGGTTCTTTTTTTGTGGGGAGAAAAGGGCAGGGCAGGACTGTTATACTGCAGCAGGAGGAGCTCCGCATATATTACAGGGCAGGCCAGTTATCGGAAGCTTGCAGAGGAATGCGACGTATCCTTTCGCCAAATGATTGGTATAAAACATAAAAAGCAGGAATTTCAATAATAATTTGGAATTCCTGCTTTAGGAAAATATTTTTTGTCGTGGACATATGGGCGCCGCAGATCAGGAAAGCGGACAGGCAGCATTTGGCAAGCGGCAGTATCACCAGGCAGGATCAGAAGACCCATATAATCAAAAGGATATAACCCGCTATCAGAAGTTCCATAGAGAAAAAGAGCCAAGGAACCACTTTGGATATACGGATTTTTAAGAATCTACGTGCTGTCACGGATATCAATAAAAAACTCCTGCCTTCAAAATTTTCCCTGGTGAGTGCATTAATTTTTTCGTTGACCGCGATGAGACGAACGGATTCGGAAAAACCATACCATAGGAAAAACAACGATAAAACAATAGAAAGACCAGGGAGGATAGATAAACTGAATTGGTTAAGCTTTATTGCTTCGTCGATAAAAGATTGATAAATGAGAGGCAGGACTGAGAGGAAGGCAATGGCAATAAAAAATTGCGTCATTCGCTTCCAGAAATTTTCATGACGGTATTTCCATTCCTCCCAATACAGCTCAAGCAATTGCATATCTTTCTCTTTTTCAGGATTCATATCAGTTCTCCAATCAAAAATAAGGTGATGCAGCATCATATAGCTTCTGAATAGTAAAATAACACGAAAAAGACAGGAGGTCAAGGGTTTAAAGCAACAGAATGTTATGCAGCGGGGCAGAAGCCAGGGGCTGTTCAAAAAACGAAAAGACAGCGGTTTTGCAGACCGCCGCGCATAAGAGGAGCCGGTTTTTGCCGGTTCTTTTTTTGTGGGGAGAAAAGGGCAGGGCAGGACTGTTATACTGCAGCAGGAGGAGCTCCGCAAAGAGGAACAAAGCCAGCGCAAAAACGCAGCAGACAGCAGGATTGAGCGGCCCGAAAGCGGTTTTCAGGTTGGCAAAGGCTTGTTGTTTGGCATAAAAACACGGATTTTTGCAAAAGGGCCGCGGCAGCGAAGGAGGGATTTGAGACGGCGGTTACACCGGATTGGAACGCGATCAAAACCGAATATATTACAGGGCAGGCCAGTTATCGGAAGCTTGCAGAGGAATGGGACGTATCCTTTCGCACGCTTGCCAAGAAAGCGAAACGCGAGCAATGGTGCAAAGCCAGACAGGAACACCGGGACAGCGTTGTCAAAAAGACAATCCAAAGGGTTGAGGAACGCGAGAGCGCGGCGGGCGCGGAGAGGCTTCTTTCGCTGCGCGAAGCAGCGGACAGCATGAGCCGGTCGATTGCGGAAGTGGTTTTGGACGCGCAGCAGTTCCACCGCCATATTATCAGGAGCCGCCGGGGAAACGAATGGGAAACCGAGGAAAAGGTCTTTCAAAAAGCGGACGCGCGGGCGATCCGCGACCTTGCGGGGGCGATGAAGGACCTTGCGCTTGTCATGCGCAACATTTACGACATTCCGACCATACAGGAGCGGCAGAGCATGGAGCTTGCGCAGGAGAAGCTTGCGCTGGAAAAGGAAAGGACGCGGGGCGGTTTAGACGCGGAGAGCGGACAGACAGGTGTGATAGAGATTGCACGGGTATTGGAAGACGAGGAACAGGGCGGCCGCCCGCGCGGGAGAGACAGAGAGGAAAATTCGCCATGAGATATTTGAATGTAAGGCGGGCAGGACAGGAAAATATATCATGGAGATATAGAGAAAAGATATGGCTATACCTGTAAGGAATATCGCCATGAGATAATTGGATGTAAGGCGGGCAGGACAGGAAAATATATCATGGCGATATTTTAGAAAGGCATGACCGTGTCCGAAGGACCAGAAAGACACGACCGTGTCCACGGCCATGTCCGAAGGACCAGAAAGACACGACCGTGTCCACGACCGTGTCCATGACCATGCCCGCGAACGTGTCTATTGGAGGAGGAATGAAGCAGACGGTTTGGAAGCCGCAGGAGCGGCAGAGACAGTTCCAGGAACGGCCGGAATATGAAGCGCTTTACGGCGGCGCGGCGGGCGGCGGGAAAAGCGACGCGCTTCTTGCCGAAGCGGTTCGGCAGGCGCATATTCCGCATTACCGGGCGATTATTTTCCGCAAGACTTATCCGCAGCTTTCCGAGCTTATTGACCGCAGCGCGCAGCTTTACAAAAGCGCGTTCCCGGGGGCCAGATACAACCACACGGAGCATTACTGGGCGTTTCCTTCGGGGGCGAAGATATACTTTGGCTCCATGCAGCGGGAACAGGACAGAACGAATTATCAGGGGAAACGGTATGACTTTATTGCGTTTGACGAGCTGACGCATTTTACCTGGGCGGAGTACAGCTATATGATGAGCCGCAACCGCCCGGGCGGGCCGGGGACGCGGGTTTATATCCGCTCTACCACAAACCCGGGCGGCATTGGGCACGGATGGGTGAAAGACCGCTTTATTACAGCGGCGCCGCCCATGACGCCGATTTTGGGGACCTATGAAATTATTACGCCGGAGGGAAAAACAACGCTGAAAAGAAAGCGGATTTTTGTTCCGGCGACTGTGTTTGACAACCAGAAGCTTCTTGGCAATGATCCGAATTATTTAGCAAACCTTGCCATGCTCCCCGAAGCGGAGAAGCAGGCGCTTTTATACGGATCGTGGGACAGCTTTGACGGGCAGGTATTCCGGGAATGGCGCAACGATCCGGCGCATTACGGCGACGGGCAGTTTACGCACGTGATTGCGCCGTTTTCCGTTCCCAAATTCTGGACGCGGTACCGGGGGTTTGACTTTGGGTATTCGAGGCCCTTTTCCGTGGGGTGGTATGCGGTTGACCCAGAGGGGAGGCTATACCGCATTGCGGAATATTACGGATGCACCGAAACACCGAACACGGGCATTCAGATGAACCCGGCGCAGATTGCCGGGGAGATCAGGCGGATTGAGAGCGAGGACCCGAACTTAAAGGGATGCCGGATATTCGGCGTGGCAGACCCGGCAATTTTTGACGAATCGAGAGGGGAATCCATTGCAGCGATGATGGAGCGCGGGCCGAACTTTATTTCCTTTGCCAGGGGCGACAATACGCGGATTGCGGGAAAGATGCAGTTCCACTGGCGGCTTGCGTTTGACAGCAGCAAAAAGCCCATGTTTTACGTTTTTGAAACGTGCAGACATTTTATCCGCACGATTCCCGCGCTTGTTTACGACACAAGGCGCACAGAGGACATTGACACAGCGCAGGAAGACCATATTTACGACGAATGCCGCTATGTGATGATGGCAAACCCGATTGCGCCGCGCGCGAACACAGCGCAAAAAGCGCCGCAATACGATCCGCTTGATTTATTAAGCGGCAGCCGCACAGACGACAAATACAAATATTTCAGGATTTAAAAGGAGGCGCACGTTTATGGCATTATTTGGCAGGAGCAGACGAAAGGATTTTGACGAGGCGGGGCGAAAGGAGCCGCAAAAGGAGTGCGGGGAGGAAAGGCCGGAGCAGGGGCGTAAAGAGCAGCCGCGGGAAGAGACAGGACGGACGGGAAAAATCGGCCGGGAGGAGATTGCCCGGGCGATGGGAATTCTTGAAAAATACAAGGCGGGAAAGAAAAACCTTGAGGCGCGGATTATCGAGAACGAGCAGTGGTACAAGCTTCGGCACTGGGAGCAGATGCGCATGAAAAAAACGCCGGGCGACCCGGAACCCGCTTCCGCATGGCTTTTGAACAGCATTATGAACAAACACGCGGACGCGATGGACAATTACCCCGAACCGGCGGTTTTGCCGCGGGAGGCTTCGGACAGGGCGGACGCGGAGATGCTTTCGGCCATTATGCCCGTGGTTCTCGAACAGAACGAATATGAGCAGACCTACAGCGACGGATGGTGGTATAAGCTCAAAACGGGGACAGGCGTTACAGGCGTATTCTGGGCGCCGGGCAAGCATGGCGGGCTGGGGGACATTGACATTCGCTGCCTTGACCTTCTCAATTTATTTTGGGAGCCGGGGATTACAGACATCCAGAAATCGCAGAATCTGTTCCACGTGGATTTGATGGACAGGGAGCTGCTTTGGCAAAAATACCCGTTTATGCGGAAAAAGACGGGGGAATCGACTTTGGACATTGCGCAGTATGTTTACGACGACACGGTTGACACAACGCAAAAGACAGCGGTAATCGACTGGTATTACAAGCGGGAGCAGGGGGGAAAAGAGGTTCTCCACTACTGCAAATTTTGCAGCGGGGAAGTTCTTTACGCTTCGGAGAACGACCCGGCCTATGCGCAGCGGGGATTTTATGACCACGGAAAATACCCGGTTATTTTCGACGTACTGTTCCCGGAGGAGGGAAGCCCGGCGGGATTTGGATATATTGACATCTGCAAATCGCCGCAGATGTACATCGACAAGATGGACCAGATTATTTTAAAGAACGCGGTTATGCAGCGGCCCCGGTTTTTTATCCGGGGAGACGGCGCGATCAACGAGGAGGAGTATGCGGACTGGTCAAAGGACTTTGTTCATTTTCAGGGGGCGGGCAACCCGCACGAAAGCATTATCCCCGTGGCTGTTCCGCCGGTGAGCGACCTTGTTTTAAGCATTCGCGCCATGAAAATAGACGAGCTGAAGGAGACGAGCGGAAACAGGGATTTTTCCCAGGGGGGAACGGTTTCGGGCGTTACCGCGGCAACGGCCATCGCCGCGTTGCAGGAGGCGGGGAGCAAGCTTTCGCGGGACATGCTCAAATCCAGCTATCGGGCGTTTGCAAAGGTCTGTTATTTCTGCATTGAGCTGATGCGGCAGTTTTACACGGAGGACAGGTGGTTCCGCATTGTTGGAGAGCAGGGAAGGGCCGAGTTTGTGCGCTTTAACGGCGCGCGGATTGCGGCAAAGGAACAGGGCGGAGATTTTGGCCTTGACATGGGATATCGGGTTCCGATTTTTGACATCAGGGTGAACGCGCAGAAGGCCAGCCCGTTTTCCACAGCAGCGCAGAACGAGCGGGCGAAGGAGCTTTACGGGATGGGATTTTTCCGCCCGGATTTGGCAGACCAGGCGCTTGCGGCGCTTGACATGATGCGCTTTGACGGGATTGAGGAAGTGCGCAGCAAAATTTCCGGCAATGGGACCATGTATGAGCAGATTCAGCAGATGCAGCAGCAGATGCAGCAGATGGCGGCGATGATGGACAGCCTTCGCGGGGCGGGGCCGGGAGCCATGCCCGGCGCGCAGGAGGGCGAAGACAGCGCACCCGCCCAAAACAGCACAGGCAGCGGACACGGGAAGGCAGAGGGGTTTGCAGAGGAAACACCCATTACCGCGGCAAAGGCAAGGATGCGGGCCGCGAATATGGCGGGGCCCGGACAGGCATGACAACAGCGGAATTTACGTTTGGCAAAAACGGCGTGTTTCAGGCGCGGATTCAGGGGCACGCGGGGTACTGCGCCGGGGGGCCGGACATTGTTTGCGCGGGATGCTCGGCCCTTGCCTATGCGCTTTTGCAGCAGATGCGCGCCATGGAAGCCGGGGGCAGCCTTTTGGCGCTTACCGTATCCGAGGATTCGGCGAAAGGGGCGTTTTTTTTGCGGGTCCAAAGCAAAAAGCAAGCGCGGGCGCGGGTGTGCGCGGCGTTTGCGACAATCTGTGGCGGATATGCGCTTCTTGCGGCCAGGTATCCGGATTTTGTAAAATGTGTGCAGACAGGGGGAGAAAAGGGAAAAAGCCTTTGATAAGATAAAGCTGGCGCGGGGGAACATGACCGCGAAAGGCGCGCCCCCCCTGAACAGAACCGCCCGACCGGGCGCGGGAGTGAAAAGCCCGGCGCGGGGAACATGACCGCGAACAGCGGGAAGCCCCCAAGCGCGAACAGGAACGCCCGAATGGGCGCGCGCAGGTTTGGGGGAAGCAATGCGCCCGACGCGGGGAATATTACCACGAACAGCGGGAAGCCCCGCGCGCGAACAGGAACGCCTGACCAGGCGCGTGGCACTTCGGAAAGACGATGGATGACACTTCGGAAAGACGATGGAGGAGAAAAAATGGAAAAAACAAAATTAAACCTTTCTCTGTTTGGAGAGGAAGGCGGACAGGAAGGCGGACAGGCACAGGAGCCGGAAAACACCGAATATGGAAAGCAGGCAGAGCAGCCGGGGAAGGAGACGGAAACGACTGTTATAGCGGACAGCGAGCAGGCGCGGCGGCAGGAGTTTGAGCGGTTAATCAAAGAGGAGTATAAAGATTTATACGACGAACGGGCCCAGAAGATGATTGACGCGCGGTTTAAGCAGGTTCGCACGCTTGAGGAGCAGGCCGAAAAGACAAAGGAGCTTGAGCCGGTTCTTGAGATGCTTGCCCAGAAGTATGGCGTTGACAGCACGGACGCGCAGGCGCTTGCAAGAGCGATTGAGGAAGACGACAGCTACTATGAAGAAGAAGCGCTTGAAAAAGGGCTTACAGTTGAGCAGTTAAAGCACATGAAGCAGATTGAGCGGGAAAACGCGGCGTTTAAGCGCGCGGCGCAGGAGCAGCAACGGCGGGAGAACGCGGACCGGATTTATGCGCAGTGGCAGCAGCAGGCGAGCGAATGCCAGCGGTTTTACCCGCAGTTTGATTTGGCGGGGGAATGCGCGGCCGACACAGGAGAGCGCTTTTTGGACCTTTTAAAAAACGGGATTGACGTTCGCACTGCGTATGAGGTGATTCACAAAGACGAGCTTTTGAGCGGGGCCATGGCGCTTACCGCGCACACCATACAGGAAAAGACAGTCAACGACATCCGCGCGCGGGGCATGCGGCCGGCGGAAAACGGCGGAAGCGGAAGCAGCGCGGCGCGCATTGTCAAAAAAGACCCATCGACATTTACCAGAAAAGACCGGGAAGAAATTGCCCGGCGCGTATTGCGGGGGGAGAGGATTGAACTATAGCTTATCCCCGGAAAGGAAGGAAAAAAATGGAACTTTACACAAACATGAATTTAGCGTTGTTTGGGCCGACCCAGACAACGGAACTCAACACAGCCGGGAACGATTTGAGCCCGGAAATGAAAACCTATTATGCGGACAGGCTTGTTGACAGCGCGGAACCGAACCTGATCCACGATCAGTTTGGGGACAAATACCCCATTCCCAAAAACGGCGGAAAGACGATTGAATTCCGCAAATACAGCCCACTTGACAAAGCGCTTGCAACCCTTACCGAAGGGGTTACGCCGAACGGGAACAAGTTGAACGTTTCCACGATTACCGCGACAGTTGACCAGTACGGCGATTACATTGAGATTTCCGACGTGCTTGATCTGACCGCGATTGACCGCAACCTGGAGCAGGCGACAAAGCTTTTGGGATCGCAGGCAGGGCGGACGCTTGACACGGTTACGCGGGAAGTGATTACAGCGGGGACAAACGTAATGTATGCGCCAAAGCTGTCGGGCGGAACCGAGACAGAGGTTTTGCACCGGTATGACCTTGACCAGACGGCGCTTCTTACCGTTGACCTTGTATTCCGTGCAGCGGCAAAGCTCCGCGAGATGAACGCGGTTCCCATTGACGATTATTTTGTGGGCATTGTTCACCCGAACGTGGCGTGCGACCTTATGACATCGGAAAAATGGATGGACGTTCACAAATACGCGACACCGGACAACATTTATAAAGGCGAGATCGGGCAGATCGGCGGCGTTCGCTTTGTTCAGTCCACAGAAGCCAAGATTTTTGGCACCAGCGTTGCAAACAGCGTAAACGCGGCGACATCGAGCGCGACTTCGTTTGTTTTGGCGCAAAAGCCTTCGGCAGCAGGGGAAGCATACCTTCAAAAGGCGGGGAACAAGCTTAAAATAGGCGGGACGGAGTATGAAATTGCGTCTTATGCAAAGGAGACACAGACGGTTACGCTTTCGGCAGCGGCTTCGCTTTCGGCCGGCGCGAAGGTTTATTCCACGGACGGCGGCGCGGAGGGAAATTCCGTCTATGCGACGATGTTCCTTGCAGCCAACGCTTACGGCGTTACGGACGTAACCGGCGGGGGGCTTTCGCACATTATTAAGCAGCTTGGGTCTTCGGGAAGCGCAGACCCCTTAAACCAGAGGGCGACAACCGGATGGAAGGCGCTCAAGACAGCGGAACGGCTGGTGGAAGAATATATGGTTCGGGTGGAGCATTGTTCGAGAACAAACCCGACGGCAGCGTCGAACTAGAAAAGAACAGGGGGAGGGAGCGAACCGCTCCCTTCTTTTCAAAAAACAAAGGGAGGAAACACACGAAATGGCAACAAAGACAAAGGCAAGACAGGACGACATGGTTAAGATTAAGCTGCACCGGGACAAAAACAGCGGCAAGGGGCTTTTTGTGAACGTGAACAACAGGCGGTATTTTATCCCGCGGGGAGAGGTTGTTGAAGTTCCGCTCTGTATTGCGGAAGTGATTGAAAATTCGGCAGCGCAGGACGAGCATACCGCGGCGATGATCGAGCGCATGACGCAGGGAGAAGAAGAATAGGAACAGGCAGGAGGAGGGGACCGACATGACGGTTAATGAGGCGATTACTGCCCTGAACAGCGTGAAACCCAACCAGTATGACGACGAGACCATGGTTGGATGGCTGTCTGATTTGGACGGAAGTTTATATGAGGACGTGGTCTGCTGGCACGAGGGCACAGAGGAGACACCCCACGGGCCATATTGCCCGGAGGAGGACATGCAGAAGGAATTGATGGTCCCCGAGCCGCACACTGATCTTTATTTGAAATACCTTTGCGCGCAGATCGATTATTACAACGGCGAGATCAGCCGGTACAACAACGCGATGATGATGTACAACGCGGCGCTGGCTTCGTTTGCGGACTGGTTCAACAGGACGCACACGCCAAAGCAGGAAAACAGGATTGAGGTGATCTAGCATGGGGTTTTTGCCCAGCCTTGGCGCAGTGAAGGCGAGCAGGGACATGACAGCGACGTTTGGCGGATATAACCACAACCCGGTGATTGCGGCAAACGAGTTTTACGACATGCGCAACATGAGTTCGGACGGGTGGCCGCTTCTTTGCCCAAGAGAGGCAAGGAGAAAAGTGCGCACGCTTGAAAAGCCGAACGGGCTTTGCGCAAACGAAAAGCTCGCCTGGGTGGACGGAACGGGGTTTTATTACGACGGACAAAAATATGGGACGGTGGCGGACAGCAAAAAGCAGTTTGTCAACATGGGCGCATACATCCTGATCTGGCCGGACAAGGCGTATTTCAACACCAAAACGCATGAATTCGGCAGCATGGAAAACCACGTTTCTGTTACGGGGAGCGTTACCGTTTCCCTCTGCAAAAGAGATGGGACGGTTTACAGCGGGTATACCGCGGCTTCTTCGCCGCCCGCAAGCCCTTCAAACGGGGCGCTTTGGATTGACACGAGCGCAGCGCCGCACGTTTTAAAGCAATATGCGGCTTCTTTAAAAATGTGGACAAGCGTTCCCACAACGTATGTAAAAATCGCGGCGACCGGAATCGGGACGGGGTTTTTGGAAGGCGACGGCGTTACGATTGCGGGCATGAAGGACGCGAACCTCAACGGGAGCTTTGTTTTGCAGGGAGCGGGGAGCGGATATTTGGTTATTACGGCGATTGTGGACAAGGTTTCGACGCAGACCGGGGGCGTTTTGGTCAGCCGGACAGTTCCCAAGATGGATTACATGACCGAATGCGAAAACCGCATTTGGGGATGTTCGAGCGAAAAGCACGAGATTTACGCATGTGTGCAGGGGGATTTTAAAAACTGGAACCGATACCTTGGGATTTCGACGGACAGCTACGCCGCGACGATTGGCACGAGCGGGGATTTTACCGGGTGCATCACACACCTTGGGTATGTTCTTTTTTTCAAGCCGGACGTGATTCACAAGATTTACGGAAACAGGCCGTCGAATTACCAGATTACCAGCACAAATTGCAGGGGCGTTCAAAAGGGAAGCGAAAAGAGCCTTGTAATCGTCAACGAAACTTTGTATTACAAAGCGGAAAACGCGGTATGCGCTTATAACGCGGCGCTCCCTTCTTCGGTTTCCGAAGCGTTTGGCAACGTTTTTTACAAAAGCGCTTCAGCGGGAAAGTGCGGAAGCAAATACTATATTTCCATGAAGGACGGGCAGGGCCAACCGGTTTTTTTCGTCTATGACACAGCAAAAAATATTTGGCACAGGGAAGACGGGACGTTTGCCGAGTATTTTGCAGCAGCGGGCGGCGCGCTTTATTTTATCGACGCGGCGGGCGGACTTTATGAAACAAAGGGCGGAACGGAGGACGTTGAGTGGATGGCGCAGACAGGAGACATTGGGCTTTTGAGCCCGGACGCGCAATACATTTCCAAAATTCAGATTCGGCTCGAAGCAGAGCAGGGCGCGCTTATCCGCATTGAAGTGCAGTATGACGGGGAGAGCGCATGGCAGGAGAAATACCGCATTAACGTCACCAAAAGGCGGTCCTTTGCCATTCCGATTATTCCGAGGCGGTGCGACACGATGCGCATTCGCATTGTGGGAAGGGGAAAGGCGCGCGTTTACTCCATAGCCAAAACAATCGAGCAGGGGGGAGAAGCATAGATGGCGCTTGGCGGATTTGCGCTTCCCGAGATCAGCCGGGAGACGATGGCGGACAGCAGGGAGCAGAAAAAGATCAGCGAATATCTTTACCAGCTTACAGAGCAGCTTCGGTTTGTTCTTACCAATCTTGACGGGGACAACTTTGCGCAGGGGGCGATGGAAAAGGAGATTGCTAAGAGCGCTTTGGTGCGGGAAATCCGCGAAAATCTGGAAGACGACAGGGGAAACATCCATACACTCAGCCTTACGGCGGACGAGCTGAAAAGCGAGATCGCGGACGCGAACGGCAATATTTCAACGTTTACGCAGACAGCGCAAAGGCTTGAGAGCGAGATCGCGGACGCAAACGGCAATATATCGACGCTTACGCAGACGGCGGAAAAATTGGAAAGCAAGATCACGGACGCGAACGGCAATATTACAAAGCTTACGCAGACGGCAAGCGGCATTGAAGCCGCTGTGAACGCCAGCAAGCTGAGTTTTGACGCCAGTGGGCTGCATATCAAAAACGGCGGATTTGAGATTCGCAACAAGGACAACACACGGGTATTATACGCGGACACGAACGGAAATCTTACGCTTAACGGGAAGGTAAACGCGACATCTGGGACGATTGGCGGGTTTACGATCGAGGAAAACACACTTTCAGGGGGCGGGGTTACGCTTTACGCTTCGTCAGGAATTATCCGTTCGGAGTATGGAACCAACCGAACAGATATACACAGGTCATCCCTGCTTTTTTATGAGAACGGCAACCAGTCCGCGCAGATCGATGTTGGAGAGTATGGGGTTCGGATTTTTACCATGGGCGGCTCGGAGAGCAACACGAAAGGGGATATCGCGCTTCTGTTAAGATATGGCGCACTGTATATCGGCGGGGCGGCGGACGGCGGGGAGAACCGAATTATCTGCGACAATCCCGCGACCACCACCGGCGGATCGGCAAACGTTCGATGGGTCCAGAGGAAAGATGAGCCGTACAAGGGGAGATATTCGCTTGGATATATTACATCGTCAAGGCGGTACAAAAAGAACATTGAGCCGGTTGCCCGGGACGCGGGCGCGATCATTGACAAAATACGGCCGGTTACCTATGAGCCGCGCACGGGCGAAGAGACAGGCGTATATTATGGATTTATTGCAGAGGAGATGGAGGAAGCGGCCCCGCTTCTGTGCACTTATATTGAACAGGACGGAAAAAAGGTCATTCAATCCGTCCAGTATGACCGCGTTCCGGTTCTTCTTGTGAAGGACGCGCAGCAAACGCACAGGCGGCTTGCGGCGATTGAAAAGTGGATGGAAGAAAAGGAGAAAGCAAAATGAAACAGGACACCGAGATCAAAAGCATGGACGCAAAGGAACTTGTAGAGGGATTGGCGATTTTAAACCTTTTGAGTGTCAGCGGGCTTGAAAACGCGGCGCGGCTTACACAGGCGGCGGAAAAAATCAAGGCGGTTGCAATACGAATCGCGGACAGGGAAGCAGAGGAGGAACAATAGTGGCGGGCTATTCACAGATTAAAAAAGGCGCCAAAGGCAGCAGCGTTTCAAATTTGCAGAGCATTCTCAACAAAAAGGGATATTCGCTTCAGGTAGACGGGATTTTTGGAAGCAAAACGCAGGCGGCTGTTCGCGATTACCAGAAGAAGAACAGCCTTAGCGTGGACGGGATTGTTGGAAACAAGACCTGGGCTTCCCTTATGGGCACAGGAGCGGCGGCAAACAAGACGGCAACACCCGGCGCAGCGGCAGGGGCAAACAAGGCCGCGAGCACAGGCGCGGCGGCAGGGGGAAAGGACAAGCCCCTTACCGCGGCGCAGTGGCTTTTAAAGAACGAAGCGGCGAAGCCGGCGTATACCCAGCCAAAGGAAGTTACCCAGGCGGCAAACATGCTTGCGCAGTACGAGAAAAACAGGCCGGGCGATTATCAATCCAGCTATCAGACGCAGATTCAGGGCGTTTTGGACAAGATTTTAAATCAGAAGGAGTTTTCTTATGACTTTGCTTCCGACCCGCTTTACCAGCAGTATGCGGACCGTTACCAGCAACAGGGCAAAATCGCCATGCAGGACGCGATGGGCCAGGCGGCGGCGCTTACCGGAGGATATGGAAACAGCTATGCGCAGCAGGTTGGACAGCAGACTTATCAGAATTATTTGCAGGGCGTAAACGACGTGATCCCCGAACTTCGCAACGCGGCATATCAGACATGGCAGGACGAGCGCAACCGCGAAGCCGCGAATTTAAACATGCTTCAGGGGCTGGACAGCACAGACTATGCAAGGCACCGGGACAAGGTTTCGGATTATTACAATGACCTTAATTATTATTACGGCAAGTACAGCGACAGGGACGAATCCGCATATAACCGCCATTTGAACGATCTTTCCGCATGGCAGGCAGACCGGAACTATTATTATGGCAAGACGCAGGACGAGCTTTCGCAGCAGAACTGGCAAAAGGAGTTTGACCAGACGCAGCAGAACTGGCAGAAGGAATTTGACTTTGCGGCGCAGCAGGCGAAAGCAGGCGGGAGTAGCTCGGGCGGGAGCAGTTCCAAGACTTCAAAGAAGAGCAGCGGGAGCAAGGCGAAGAGCAGCGGGAGTTCGAGCAAAAGCGTGGAAGCGATAAAGACAGATAAAGCGCAACTTTTTTTGGACAATATCGTAACGCCACAGGTATACAACGCGGGCAAAAAGACGCGGTACAAAGCTTATTCGAATTATAACGCGTATCTAGATGGCGTTGGAGAAAAGTGGGGATTAACCGACGCGGAGAAAGCATGGATTCAATATCAACTTGGTTTAAGGTGACGAAAAATGGCGACATTTGCAGAAATAGAGAAAAAAGTAAAAAGAGGAAAAGTCAATATCACTTATAAGGATACCGGGGAAAGCGAGCGGAGAAAAAAGCGGAAGCAGGAAATAGACGCATATAACCGCGGCGCGGTCAGCCGGGAGAATTTGAAGACGTCCTTCCCGCTCCAAAACTGGGCGGACGGGGTTATGCACTTTCAGAGCAGAGTAGCAGGCGATGCGAAGAAGCGGGGCGAGGGATACCAGAAGGCGGAGGACGTGCGGGCAAACCGGGACAGGAGCGCGGTAGAGGTTGCGGGGCTTTTGGTTCAGGGGGCGATCGCAAAGGAGCATATCAAACGCAACACAAATCTTTCGGACGCAAACCGGAGAAATGCGATCAGTACGATTGATACGGGCATGAAGCAGCTTGGGGACGTACAAAAAGGATTTAACGAGGAAACGAAATATTGGGAGCAGTTTTCGGACGAGGAGGATTATAAGCGCAGCTTTGTTGAAAACGGAAACCAGGAGCGGCTCAGGAACCTTGACAAAGAGAAAACACAATACCAGATCGACGCGCTTAAAAAGCGGAAAAAAGTTCTGGACAAGGTGAGAACGAGCGCGGAATACCAGAACCAAAGGCGGAATTTATCCATATTTTCGCGTGACTGGGAAAAGAATTCGGGTTGGGTTACCCAGCTTGAGGCGGAATACGACATGATTGACAAGCGGATCAAGCAGCATGAAAACGATCTGGCGCAATCCGCGTATTTGAAAAAAATGGAGGGTTATGGGGCGCTTGCGAACGAGGCGGATTTTTTAGAATACGCGAAAAAGGGAGCGACGCTTGCAAAAAACAACCCGACGGTTGAACAGGCGCAGTATGACGGAGCGAAGCCAGTAAACCGGGTTGCGTTTGGGCGGGACAACTATGACCAGGTATCCAAGCCATATATCGGATTAAGCGGGGACCCGGCTTCGATCGCCAAGGAGTATGAGAATTATGACCTGATTGAAGACGAGGAAGCAGATGTATATAACTATCTTCTGGCAAAGGACACAGAACAGGGAACGAACCGGGCGGACGAATATCTGAAATATTTGCAGAACACGGTAAACGAATTGGCGGGCAAGGAAATGTCCGACAAGATTAAGGACCAGTGGCTGCTTGAGATTATATACGGACTTGGCAGCGGGCTTGACAATTTTTTTCAGGGGGCGTCACAGCTTTTTTCGGACGAGGAACTTCCCACATCCGCGATTCAGTATGCAGGGGCGAACGTGCGGGAAAGCCTTGCAAAGCGCGGGCCGAAGATTGGGAAAAACAGCCTTGGGCAGCTTGCGTATGACCTGACAAACACGACGGCAAACATGCTTCCCTCTATCGGGGTTTCTGTGGCAACAGGCGGACTTGGCGCGCCGGCGGCGCTTGCGGGGCTTGCCGGGAGCGCGACGCTGGCAGCGAGCGCGGGAGGAAACGCGTATAAGCAGGCGCTTTCTGAAGGGCGGTCAAAAGAAGACGCGTCGACTTATGCGGCGCTTGTGGGCTTATCCGAGGGATTGGTGCAGTACGCGCTTGGCGGCATTTCCAAAATGGGCGGGGCGATTATGGGAAAGAGCGTGAAGGGGCTTCTTCGGAACGTGAACAACTCCGTTGTGCGGGCAGTTGGGGAATTTGGCATCCGCATGGCAGGGGAAGGAATAGAAGAAGGCTTGCAGGAGCTGATGGAGCCATTGTTCCGCAACGCGATTTACGGCGAAAACAACAAGTTAAGCGATTACACGGAAGACGCGCTTTACGCGGCGCTTTTGGGCGCGCTTGCCGTGGGGCCGATGGAAGGGCCTAGCATATTAAGCGTAAGCAACAGGGGCAGGGCGGTTAAGAAATCCGGGCATTATCAGGAGCTTCTTTCGCGTGCGCTTTCGATGGACGAGAGCACGCAGGCCCACAAGTTGGCAAGAGAGCTTGCAGAAGGGTATGCGAAGCCCAACAACATGGCGATTGGGGAGCTTATGCAGGCGTATCGTGCGGATGGTGGGGATGTGGCGTTTATGACGGAGATTCCGGCGCGGGCAGCGGAAAGCACCGAAGCTGAGGTTGACACAGAGCAGAACCTTCGGGACGCGGCGCTTTGGGCGCAGGACCAGAGGGCGGCAAGACAGGAGCAGAGCACCGAAGAGGCAGCGCGCAGGGGCCTTGAGGAGCAAGTGAGGCCGTACACCGAAGAGGCAGCGCGCAGGGGCCTTGCGGAGCAAGTGAGGCCGTACACCGAAGAGGCAGCGCGCAGGGGCCTTGCGGAGCAAGTGAGGCCGTACACCGAAGAGGCAGCGCGCAGGGGCCTTGCGGAGCAAGTGAGGCCGTACACCGAAGAGGCAGCGCGCAGGGGCCTTGCGGAGCAAGTGAGGCCGTACACCGAAGAGGCAGCGCGCAGGGGCCTTGCGGAGCAAGTGAGGCCGTACACCGAAGAGG